GCAACATCAACAACAAAGACTGTAGTTCGTACTGAGATTTTAGGATCTGGTGCCAATCGTGTAATCCGTACCTATTACAGCGATGGAACATTTACTGATACTCCATCGCCAGATAACTCACAGCAAGGTATGACACCTGAGCAGATTCAGGCTGCTATTGATGCTGCTATTGCTAAAGCAACACAGGGTTTTCAAGATCAATTAGCAGCACAGCAAAAGGCTGCTGAACAGGCTCGTCTTGATCAGTTAGCCAAGGAACGCAAGTCTGCCTACGACATCATCGCAGAACGATTTACTCAGATGGGTGTTCCAGAGTTCGGAGATGTTATTGCCAAGATCTTCCGTGGTGAAGGTGTAGACCGCAGGGGTAATAAGTTTGATGAGATTCCTACAACATCAGAGGGTTTCTATCTACAGTTGATTCAGACAGAGCCTTACTACCAAAGATTTGGTCAGGTAAACGAAGCTCGTTTGGCTGCTGGATATCGAGCATTGGATGAAAAGACAATCGTTGGAATGGAAGATGAGTACCAGAAGGTGCTTACTTCATACAATGCACCAAAGGGATTCTACGATCAGACTAAAGACTTCCAGATGTTCTTGAAGAACAACTACACAGCAGTCGATGTATCGAATGTATTCCAAGCATATAGAGACTTTGTGCAGTCAACTAATCCAACAATTCGTGGACAACTTCGTGACCTTTATGGAATCAACGATGATATGTTGACAGCATACTTTGCTGACCCAGAGAGAGGTCAGCCAATCCTTGAGTCAATCACCGGTAAGAATCTCAATACTGCCGCTGCATTGCTAGAAGGTTTGACTAAGGAACAAGCAGATATTGCACAGCAATACGGTGCAGGATCTCTTGCCTATGGAACTCAACGCCAGAAGTATTCACAGGTTGCACAGAACATCCAGCAATACGGAAATCTTGCTGAGATCTACGGTGAGAACTTCGGAGCCAAGGAAGCCATTGCTGCTGAGTTTGGTGCAGATACTGCTGCACAGCAGGTAATGGAACGCTTAAGAGCAACCAACCTTGCTCAGTTCTCTGGAGCCTCTGGAGTTGGTCAGAGAGCATTGAGACAAAGAACAGAATAGTTTTAACAGGGTGATTGGCAATCATCTGGGTTCGAGACCCAGACACCCACTCCATCTCTTGAAATGCCGGAACTTGAGATGAGTATCAACCCGGAAGTTGGAGCCAAGTAGATTCCCCGATCTATTTGAGGCCAGCGACAAACATATAAAAGGGAGTAGGACAAATGTCCAATTACGAATACGATGAGGATGACTTCGAAAACGAAGGTCAAGAAGATAGCTTCACCAACCTACGCAAAGCAAATAAGCAAAAAGACAAGCAACTGAAAGAAATTCAGGCAGAGCTTGCCGAACTGCGTAAGGAAAAACGAGATCGAACTATCAAAGAAACCTTGTCGGCTCGAGGAGTGAATCCGAAGATTGCTTCATTCATTCCGCAGGACATCGACCTCACGGAGGAATCGTTGTCGAAATGGCTTGAAGAAAACGGAGAAGTCTTCGGTGTCTCAAGTCAAAGTTCAAATCAACCAAACCCAAACTTGCCAGAAGGTTTCAAAGAAAACTACATTAAGGCTCAATCAACAGTCGATGCCGGTCTCACGGCCGACAGAGAACGATTGATTCAAGCCCAGATGGAGGAAGCCGCTGCAAAGGGGCCAGAAGCCCTCAAGCAGCTCTTTGCTGATCTAGGTAAGCAGGGTTACTAACCCATAGAAAGGTGGTAGTGCCAAATGGCAACTACACAAATCTCTGGTCTAGGCAACCTCGTAGTCAATGCATATGACACATATGTTCGTGCTGCACTCCGCTCACTTCCTGTTATGCGTTCTGTTGCAGATCTACGCCCTGTCTCTATGACCAACCCGGGTACAACTCTCAAGTTTGCCGTTTACGACAACTTGACTGCTGCTACCACAGCTCTAACCGAAACATCCGATGTAACTCCAGTTGCATTGGGTAACCCATCTCAAGTTACTGTAACTGTTACCGAATACGGTAATGCAGTTGAGCAAACTGAGAAGGTAAACCTTGCAGCATTCTCTGACATTGACACAATGATTGGTGATGCTATTGCATACAACGCTGCCGATACTCTCGACAAGCTTGTTGCTACTGCCCTTACAGGCGGAACTGTTGTTAAGTACGGCGGAACTCGTACATCAACAGCAACTCTTACAGCATCTGATGTTCTTTCAACAACAATGCTTCGTAAGGCTCAAACCACCCTTCTTGAGGCATCAGCACAGCCTCGTATCGGTGATCTTTACACCTTGTTCATCCACCCTCGTCAGGCTTTCGACCTTCGTGCCGAAACCGGATCAGGTGGATTCGTTGACATTCACAAGTACACAACCGAGAATGTTGGCAACCTATTGACTGGCACCATCGGTGTTCTTGAAGGATTCCAAGTTGTTCAGACAACTCGTGTACCTTCAGGTGCAGACGGTGCTTCATCTGCAACTGTTTACAAGGCTGTTGCAGTTGGTAAGGAAGCTCTTCTTGAGGCTAATGTTTATGATGTACAAACCGTCATTGCACCTCAGATCGACATCCTTCGCCGTAAGTCAGCACTCGGCTGGAAGTACTTCGGTGGCTGGGGCATCTTCCGTGATGCAGCAGTTTGCCGTTTGGAAACTGGTGCATCTGCTCTTTAATCGGAGCTAATTAGTTGAGGGGGTGGGGCAACCTGCCCCCTCTCTACTAAAGGAGAGAAATGGCAACTTATACCTTTTACCCACCGCAAGTGATGGAAGGTTTCCCACTACGAGACAAGTGGTGGAGGAGAGTTGTATCTCCACGAGGAGTGGCAGTCTTGATTGATGGATCAACTGTGACTACATCTCGAGCAGTAACTGAAGACGAATTAGAAGAATATGATTATGTCTTCCTCGGTGGAAGAAGTCATGTCGTAAGCGAAGCGGTTAAAGATGTTTTAGTGGGTCTTGGATATACAATAAAGACTCAAGCAGAAGCCGATGCAGCATCGGATGAAGCACATAGTGGATTCTTAGTATTGAGGTCATAATGCCGTGTAGAACAGGTTGCCCCACACAAGATCACGAAAACTGGGGAGAGTGCCTAAGAGCTTCAGGTCTACAAGTTAATACAGGTGATGCCAATAGCAGAAGAACGATGTCTCAGAAGTCTTGGGATGCAGAACTCAATGCTTACAAGTCAGCGATTGACCAAGGCATTGAACCAGCAACAACGAATATGAAAGACATTCGAGGAGCTGTTGAGTTATCGAATATGGCTGGTAAAGCCTTCGATGCCAACACTAATAGTTTTAAGGAATAGACATGACAACCATCGTTGGAATCCAAGGCAAAGGCTGGGGCCTTATAGCAGCGGATTCATTGATGGTATCTGGTAGTCAGAAGTTCATAGCAACTGGTATGGATAAGGTCATAGAAAAAGGTGAGTATGTCTTTGCCTTTGCTGGCGATGCAATTGCCGGGGATATAGCCAACTTTAGTTGGACTCCACCAAAGATACCTAAGGTGGTCAATTTAGATAAGTTTATGATGACGGATCTTCTTCCGTCACTTCGTCAAGCGTATGCAGATTATGGATATGATCCTTCTCCAAAGAAGGAAGATGGAATGCCTAATGAAGATGCTGGCTTTGATGCCCTTATATGCATCCGTGGCAGGATCTATCAGATAGATAATGATTTCTCTTGGTGCAGAGATGATCGAGGAATATATGCAGTTGGATCTGGTGGATCCTATGCAGCAGGTTCTCTATCAAGAGCTACAATTTCAATAACCAATACAAAGGTAGCGGCCAATGAGGCCAGAAAAGCAATAGAGATTTCCGCTTCGTTTGACATAAACACAGGTGGAAAAGTCAAGGTAATCACTCAAAGGGAGAAGATCGATGTCAGCAAAAGGCGAAAAGTACAAGTCCAAAAAGGCAAAGATGAAGCACGAAAAGTCTGAGGGCAAGAAAGAACGCATGATGGAGTACGGCAAGAAGGGCATGAAGAAGGCTGGAAAGAAGAAGTAATGAAGAAGCCAGCCAAAGTCAAGAAGGTAATGAAAGAGTTCAAATCAGGAACTCTTCATTCTGGAAAGAAAGGCCCTGTAGTTAAGAGCCGTAAACAAGCTATTGCAATAGCATTATCCGAAGCAGGAATGTCCAAGAAGGGCAAGAAGCGTGGCGGAAAAAAGAAGTAAGGCAGATCCTCGGCTTAAGAGAGCCGGGGTATCTGGCTTTAATAAGCCGAAGAGAACACCATCTCACCCAACTAAATCTCATGTGGTTGTAGCCAAAGAAGGATCAAAGGTTAAGACCATTAGATTCGGTCAGCAAGGTGTTACTGGCGATAAGAAACCAACAAAGCGACAAGCATCATTCAAGGCTCGTCATGCAAAGAACATTGCAAAAGGAAAGATGTCAGCAGCCTATTGGGCAGATAAGGTGAAATGGTGAAGAAGAAAGCATTCTGGGATCAAAAGAACCCAAAGAAAAAATCAACCAAACTAACACCTACCCAGAAGGCAAAGGCTAAGGCTCGTGCCAAAGCAGCAGGTCGCAAGTATCCAAACCTTGTCGATAATGCGGCAGTTATGAGGAAGGGTAAGTAATGGCAACAGGTACTAACGGAAGCACATTTACAGCAGAACTTAATCGTCTTGCTAATGGTGGCACTTATCCAGCGTTACAGAGTTATGTTGATGATGCTAAGGCTGCAAACACTTGGGCTGGCACAACTGGTCTGGATGTCGTTGGTGCCTTGAATACCAAGGCTGGTAATACCAGACCTAATTGGAAAGATCTTCGTGGTGTATGTAATCAACTTGGTGGCACAACCGATAAGGCTCCTGCTGCTGCCCTAAGAGCAAGAGAGTCCTAATGTCAACTACCTTCGGACAACTAATCGACAAGGTTGCATTCAATATCCAAAGTGGTGCAGCCCAGCAAGAGACTGCTACTTGGATCAATCAAGCAGGTGGTATTACCTCATCTGCTACTTCATTCATAGTCAACGAAACCAACCAAATGGGTCGTGGTCTTATCGAGATTGGTGATGAACTTATCTATGTGGATAAGGTCGATAACCTAACTAAGACTGTCACCGTTGCACCTTGGGGTCGAGGATTCCGTGGCACCACAGCAGCTACTGCTGCTAATAGTGCAAAAGTTCTCATTGCTCCTGTTTATCCTCGCAAACTTATCAAGGATGCAATCAATGATACTATTCAGGCTTCATACCCAGAACTGTTTGCAGTAGGAACCCACACCTTCTCCTTCAATTCAGCAGTAACTACCTATTCACTTCCAGCGACTACAGAGTATGTCCTTGATGTTAAGTGGCAGACCATTGGATCGACCAAAGAGTGGCTCAATGTTCGGCGTTACAACACCGATAAGGTGGCTAACACAACAGAGTTTGCCAATGGTAAGACAATCAATATCTTTGACTCCATCGATCCGGGTCGTACTGTTCAGGTTGTTTATGCTAAGGCTCCGTCAGTTCTAACATCCGATAGCGATGTATATGAAACCGTTACAGGTTTCCCTTCAAGTTCGATTGATTGCATTACTTATGGTGCAATGGCTCGTCTGCTTATGAATATAGATGCAGCTCGAGTTCCTGCACAGTCTGTTGAATCAGATATGCTCGATCAAACCAAGCCTATTGGAAGTGGTTCCTCTACGGCTCGTATGTACCTTGGTCTTTACACCCAGCGACTTCAGCAAGAAGCAGCAGGACTACGAGATCTCTATCCTCCCCGACTCCACTATAAGAGGTAACGAATGGCACAAAATAGATACTATGCCTCAACGGCAAAGCAAGCCTCGCTATCATCCTCAATCGATGGTGTTGTTACATCGATTACTCTGGATCTAACGACTGGCTTCCCTACCAACTATCCATATTCTCTGGTTATCGATCCAGATACTAACAAGGAAGAGATCATTACGGTCACTTCTTCTGGTGGTGGAACGACACTCAATGTCACTCGTGGAGAAGACGGTACCTCGAATGTTGCCCACTCTGCTGGTGCAACAGTTCGTCACATTATTTCGGGTCGTGACTTTAATGAATTTTCTGCTCACCTTGGATCGACAGCAAGCCCAACAACATCCGGGATTCACGGTATTACAGGTAATGTTGTGGGTACATCTGATACTCAAACACTTACTAACAAGACCTTAACATCACCAACTATTGATGGTTCTGGAATCATCTTTGAAGGTGCAACTGCCGATGCCTATGAGACAACTCTTACCGTGGTTGATCCAACGGCTGATAGAACAATCACCCTTCCTAATGCCACAGGTACAGTAACCCTTGATGGGGTTGCTTCTACCCTTTCAAGCAAGACACTATCTAGTGCAACTCTTGGTACCGATCTTGCTGCTGGTGGCTACAAGGTAACTGGTCTTGGTACACCTTCTGCCAATACAGATGCAGCAACTAAAGCTTATGTGGATACTCAGGTATCTAACTTAGTCGATGCAGCTCCGGGTGCTTTAGATACCCTTAATGAACTTGCTGCTGCCATCAATGATGATGCAAGCTTCTCAACCACAGTAACCAACTCGATTGCTACTAAGGTCTCCAAGGCTGGCGATTCAATGACCGGTGCCTTGTCAATGGGTAATAACAAGATTACTGATCTTGCTACACCTACTGCATCTACCGATGCTGTACCTAAATCTTATATTGATACAGTCTTTGGATCGACATCTTCGGCTGCCACATCAGCTACCTCTGCGGCTAACTCTGCTTCAAGTGCAGCAACCTCTGCAAGTTCTGCTGCTACCTCAGCAACCTCAGCCCAGACCTCTGCTACTTCGGCTGCTACCTCTGCTTCTTCAGCAGCAACATCAGCCACATCAGCAGCCAATAGTTATACCTCGATTACTGGTCTAACAGGTGCTGGCATTGTCCGTGATATGGGATCAATTACCGTTGCAGATACAACAACATCGACCTATATCAACATCTCAACCATTGCATCCAATGCTCAGACTTCTGCAAATAGTGCAGCGACATCTGCTTCTAGTGCAGCCACGAGTGCAACATCGGCTGCTACTTCAGCATCTAGTGCAAGCACCTCAGCATCATCTGCTTTGACTTCTGCTAACTCAGCAGCAACTTCTGCTACATCTGCTGCTAACTCGGCAACAGCTTTAGGATCTGCCCTTCTAGCTACATCATTCAATGCCAAAGGTGACATTTTCGTAGCGAGTGCAAACGATACTGCGGCAGTACTTTCAGTAGGTGCAGACGGATATCTACTCACAGCTTCTTCTACAGCCACCA